AGCAAGAGCAACAGATGGAATTGCAAGGGCAGCAACAGGGTCAGCAACAAGATCCAGCAATGCAAGCCTATGTAGCCCAGATGCAAGCTAAGATGGAAACAGATAACGCCAAAGCTCAGAATGATATTCAGATTGCCCAGGTTAAGGCAGAGGCTCAGATCAGACTTAAGCAGCAAGAGTTCGAGATGACTATGGCTCTTAAGAAACAGGAATTTGAGTACGAGGCTCAGTTAAAGGCTTTGCAACTAGGCGCAAAACTATCACCAACGGCTAATATCCCTAATGTCCTATAACAAATCAGAGCGAGCTAGAGCATATTTGTCAGATGAGTTCTTCCTAGAACTTGTCGAAAGTCAAAAACTGTTGTATCGTAACAACATATTTGATAGTAATGAAAACGATGTAGAAGTTCGAGAAAAGAACTTTCTCAAACTTAAAGTGATGGATGAATTTATAGCGACAATCCAAGCATTAGCTGATGATAAGCAAATTGCTCAGAAACGCTGGAAGATTTTATAACCACCTAAAAGGTAAACAACATGAGTGAAAACACCAATCCCATTGAGGGAAGTGTTAATACAGTAAGTGATGCGGCTAACGCATTTTTGTCTATGATGGATACACCAGAGGAGAAAGCGCAAGCTCAATCGCAATCTGATGATACTGAAACTGAAGTACAGGATTCAGACGAATCCTACGAAGATGAAAATGCGGAAGAAACTGTAGAGTATGAGGAAGAAACTCCTAGAGCTAAGACATTCAAAGTCAAAGTTGGCAATGAAGAAGTCGAAGTTTCAGAAGATGAACTCTTAAGCGGATACAGTAGGACAGCAGACTATACTAAAAAGACTCAGGCTTTAGCTGAAACTCGTAAGGCCGTAGAGGCTGAAAGAGGATTAGTTGAAGAATCTAAGAAGATGCGTGATCTTTACGCACAACGCTTAGAGGCTATCGAGAGTGTTCTACAAAGCCAAAGCAATGTAGAGAACTTGCAAGAACTAAAGGAAACCGATCCTATAGGTTATGCAATAGCGGTAGCAGAGCGTAGTGAGAAGGAAAAGCAACTTCAAGCCGTACAAGCTGAAAGACATAATCTTGCACAACAGCAAGATGCCGACAGACAGCAAGCGTTACAGAAACATCTTGCAGAGGCAGCAGAACAACTGAAAGAGGCTATACCAGAGTTTAGGGATGCCGCTAAAGCTGAAATTGTGCGTAGGGACATTCGTACTTATGCAAAATCAATCGGATTTAGCGACCAAGAACTAGCACAGGTATATGACCCCAGAGCAGTTAAAACGCTATACAACGCAATGATGTACGAAAAGCTATCAGGCAATAAGGGTGCAGCCGTCAAGAAAGTACAGGATGCGCCAAAAGTATTAAAGTCTGGAACTTCCAATCCTGGCAGCTCCCAGAATGAACAAATGAAAAAGCAGTTTTCTCGCCTACAAAAGACAGGCAAGAAAGCTGATGCAGCAAAACTTTTTGAACAATTTATTTAAGGAATTAAATCATGGCAACATATCAAACCTATACCTCGATTGGTAATCGGGAAGACCTTTCGGATGTTATCTATTCGATTTCGCCAACAGATACGCCCATCATGAGTTCTATTGGCAAGACCAAGGCAACTGCTGTTTATCATGAGTGGCAGACTGACTCTTTGGCAGCTAACACTACTGCTAACGCATTAGTTGAAGGTGCAACTGCATCTGACATTACTGTTTCTCCTACAACTCGTTTGGGTAACTATACTCAGATCGTTGGTAAGACAGTTATGGTTTCTGGCACTTTAGAGGCAGTAGACAAGGCTGGTCGTAAGTCTGAGAAGGCTTATCAATTGGCTAAAGTATCTTCAGAGATCAAGCGTGACATGGAAACCATCATCACAGCTAACCAAGGTCAATCTGCTGGTAACGCCTCTACAGCTCGTACATTAGGCTCATTGCTCTCATACATTAAGAGCAATACAAGCAAGAATGGTACTGCTACAACTGGTGTAGACCCTGTAACTGTTGGTGTTTCTACTCGTACAGATGGTACAACTCGTACCTTCACAGAAGCTATGCTTAAGACTGTTGTTGCATCTGTATTTACCAATGGTGGTACACCTTCAGCATTGTTTGTTAGCCCATCACAAAAGCAAGTAGTATCAGGCTTTACTGGTTTGGCTGCACAACGCTACCAAGTGGCTACTTCTGGTCAAGCAACTATCCTTAGTGGGGCAGATTTATACCAGTCAGATTTCGGAGTCCTTTCTATTGTCCCAAATAGATTCCAGCGTAGTCGTGATGCCCTCATCCTCGATCCTGAGTATGCAGCATTAGCTTTCCTACGCCCATTCCAAACTAACGAGTTAGCCCGTGTTGGTGATGCAGAAAAGACACAAATCTTGGCTGAGTTCACATTGGAGGTTCGCAACGAAGCTGCACATGGCGGTGTTTTCGATCTGTCATAAGTAATGTAGAATAAGGGGATTGGGAAACTGATCCCCTTTTTCTAGGAGAATGTATGTCTGATCTCGGTAAACGAGGCAATCTCGGTGTAGTAGATGGAGCAGTCCGTACTGCATACGCAGATGGTGATGGTGGAATAGTTATCAAATCAGAAGTAGATTTAACAGACTTTACGGAACACACTAAGGAGCAATTCAATGCTAGAAGTTCTAAAACTGGCTGGGGTGATAACATATATGACCCTAAAAATAAAATTGCTTCAATTCCTGCTGAGATTATTAACACCCTCAACAGAGAAGGCATAATGCGTGGTTACCACATACTAGACCAAAAGGCCTTAGTAAAGTGGTTGAATAACCCTGATAACAGAGTATTCCGTACCAGGGGTGGCACAGTATGAGGATAGGAATCTGCGTTCCAGCAAGAGGGCAAGTAGAAATATCCACATCGTTTGACTTATCGGCATTAGTTAATTACACAGCAAAACAGACGAAACACGATATTAATCTGTACACATCTACAGGCACATTAATATTCGATCAACGCAATGCGTTAGTGGACTCTATTATCAATGAGCGTTGCGATTACCTAATGTTTATAGATGCTGATATGCGCTTTCCAAAAGATGCGCTTGTTCGGCTTTTAAAGCATAATAAAGACATTGTTGGCGTAAATGCTACTACTCGCTCAGAGCCAGTAAAGCCTACTGCCAAAAACATTAATTATGAGGAAGATGGTTCTGTATCTTGGCTGCCTGTTTATTCCAATGTTAAAAAAGGAATAGAGAAGGTAGATGCCATAGGATGCGGTGTCATTCTCATTAAAAACTCTGTATTTAAAAAGATGGAAAAGCCTTACTTCTACTTTGAGCAATTGCCAAATGGGAAGTTATTAGGTGAAGATATTTACTTTTGCATTAAAGCGAAAGATGCAGGAATAGACACTTATGTGGATCACGATCTCAGTTTAGAGATAGGGCACATAGGTAATTACACATACGGCTGGCATAATATTGAGGTGTCCTAATGGGCTTTGCAACATACACAGAACTAAAGACTTCGATAGCCAACTATCTAGGTCGATCAGATTTGACTTCGGTCATTCCTGATTTTATTACCTTTGCAGAGATTCGCCTGGCTAGAGAGATCCGTACTCGCCAAACACTTAAAGTAGCCACATCAGCAATGACTGCTGGTGATTCTACTGTTGGCTTGCCTACAGACTTCTTAGAGATGCGAGATATATTTACCCAAGGCAATCCAAGAAATACCATTAGCTATTTATCTCCTTCTTTGTTCTCTCGCAATGCTAGAGCTGGTGAGTCTGGTCTGCCCGTGTATTACACCATTATTGGTGATGAGATCCAGTTTGCTCCTGTACCAGATTCAGCTTATGTATTAGAGATGCTTTATTACTACAAGCCAACACCATTATCTACAAGTGTAGCTACAAATGACTATCTAGCTAACTTCCCAGATGCCTTGCTTTACGCATCTTTAGCAGAGGCAGAGCCTTATCTTATGAACGATGCCAGAGTGCAAACTTGGGCTACCTTATACGATAGAGCTACTTCTGATATTAACGGATCAGACGAAAGCTCAGAGTACGCTGGAGTACCACTAACAATGCAATTAACATCACGATAGGAAAATCATGTCTGCAATCTCAAACTACCTAGAGAACGCATTAATTAACGCTACTCTACGCAATACTACTTTTACATCCCCAGCTACAGTTTATGCTGCCCTGTTTACTTCTGATCCTACTGAGGCTGGTACTGGCACAGAGTGTACTGGTACAGGCTATGCTCGCAAGGCCATTACCTTTGCTGCTCCTTCTAACGGAGTAACAACCAACTCTGCTGCTGCTGTTGAGTTCGACCAGGCTACAGGCTCATGGGGAACAATTACCCACTTTGCAATCTTTGATGCGCTTACTACTGGCAATATGTTGTACTATGGTGCGCTAACTACATCTAAGACCATTGCAAGTGGAGATGTATTTAAGTTTGCTACCTCTAGCGTATCAGTAACTTTAGCTTAAGCCATGTCTACTCTTGTAACTCGTGCTGGTAAAGGATCGCCTCTTACTCACAATGAGGTAGATGCTAACTTTAACAATCTTAATACAGATAAGATACAGTCTGGAAATACTGTTGCTGCGCTAACAATTACATCTGCAAGCGTTGTAGATTTAGCTGTTACAGGAATTACTAGCTTTGATGGCGCACAAGGAACTGCTGGTCAAGTATTAACTTCTGCTGGCTCTGGGAATACTCCAACATGGGCCACAGTATCAGGCTCTATCTCTGTTACTGGCGGTGATTTAACTTTATCAGGTAATACTGGTACTGCAATTACTAATGCAACATTAGCTACAGTTAATAGCAATACAGGCTCATTTGGCAGCTCAAGTTCTATTCCTGTTATTACAGTTAATGGCAAGGGATTGATTACTGCGGTATCTACATCTGCTGTAGCTGGCGGTCAATACTTTGGCTCTGCTGCAACTAAAGCGATTGCTTACAACTCAAACACTATCGGTGAGAATGTTACAGTCACGGCTGGTAACA